GCAGGATCATCATGATTAGTCATTAATAATTCTACCTTGATACAATTAGAATCATTTGCATGATTAATAAATCCTCCAAGGGGAGTTCTAATAATCTTTTCTCCTATTTTTATATGGGTCATCCCTAAGTTGGTAGCTTTAGGTATTGCTTCTTTAGCAAACAAACCTAGCCCATTAACTTTTGAAGTTTTAATGGTTAATGAATTGGGTAATGGTTTATACATTTAAATTACAATCGGTCCTTCTTTTGACATTTGCATTCTTCTTAATTCTCTTTCAGATGGTTTAAGACTTTCATTAAAATCTTCTATCGTCCAGTTGGGGTGCTTCTTTAAAGTTTGTACAATCCCACGATAAGACATGGGTTGTAAAAGTAATGTTCGCCCTTGCCAATAGTAGCTTGGATTCTTAATTAAGATAGAAAATTTCTCAGGAGTAATCGTATGATGTTGATCTTTCTTAACTACAGTTTTTATCCAAGCTAACAAGATTGCCTTTGCTTTATGGCGAATCTTTCTCATCTGTTTAGGATTCATTATATTGTTTGAATCAATTTCTTGACATCTTCTTCAAGTTTTTTACCAACAGAATTGGCATGATTGATAACAGCAGCACATAAGTTTGCATGATACTTATATTCTTTTAATGCTTCTCTTATTTTAGCTACAGGTTTTCCACCATAATCTATTACCAAAGCATTGTTTCTATTTAAACCAATCTTTAATTCAAATAAAAGACCTGTGTGTTTACTGATATCACTTTTTGACATTGGTTTCTACTGGTTGTTGTTTAACAAAATCAGCTCCTATTTTTGGATCCAATTGATTTAATGTTGCAAGCATATTCATTAGCTTAACAACTTCACCGTAGGGTCGTGTCATTAAATATCTCATAACCTCTGTTAATTTAACAGAATCAATAAGATAAGTTCTTAAGGGTTGTTGTACTGTTGGTTTGTCTTTTGAGTTACTAGCCATTCTCCTTTCCTCCTTATATTAATAGCCTTTAAATTGATAATACTTATCTTCGATTAAATCTTCATCTAATAAATAAGTATTAAATTTTCCTTCTTTATTATAGATCTCTTTAAGATCTCTAATAGTTTGGTTTAATGTTCTGTGTTGTTGAAGACAACCACAAACTAAATCTTCAACTTCAATTAATGCTTGTTTTACTGCACCCATTACTCTACCTCCTTTATTAATCTATTTAAATACCATTGTGCTTTTTTTAAATCTTCCAATGGTTCTCCTTTAAATTTATAACGTGATACATATTTTAAGACATTACCTTTAAGGTATCCATGATACTCATCATCGGTCATACCATCTTGTATAACATCAATAGTTTCTTTTCTACCTTTAAGATAATGGGGTGGTGAATTTACTTTATCTTCTACCATACTTCCTCCTTATAGTATTGTATTTAATTGTTTCAAGATCATACTCACCTTGTTTAACATTACGTTTAACAATTAAACCACTCCACCACATACGCTGAGTACTTCTAGCATATTCTTCTTTGTGATGCAAGTAACATCCAGCAGATAATCCAATTACTTTTTTACCCATTGGAGTTGTGCACATAGAATAATCAAACAGATGACAATGCCCAACTGTAGATGATACTTTATTTTTTAGTAAGAGCGAACGAGCAATATTGTCCCCACTAATAGGCTTACCCATAACACCAGTAGGATAATTGTGGCAGTAGTGTACACCATCGACCACCATAGGTTCTTGGTATGGAATAACCTCCCAGCCAAACTCTTTAAAGTTAAGGTCTTTTGTACTAATTGTTCCGTCAAGTTCAGGGGTTTCATCTATTATCCTATCTATTCTATCTTCATGATTACCAAGAAGCATGACCTTTCTTGATCGTCTCCCATTGAGACCTTTGTTAAACTTTTCTAATGCGTCATGTGCATGGTCAATATCTTTTCGGTATCGTCTACCTTCAAAAGATTTCTTTCCTTTATCATAACTTGATAAAGAATCCATACTTGCAAAATCACCCATGCAAATTATGGTATCTGGTTTTAGGTCACGAGCAAGTTTACCTGCCCATAAAAACCTATCATTGCTTGCTTTGGGATTGCAATGAGGATCCCCTATCACTAAATGTGTAGCCATTAATTTAACTCCTTGTTGCGTTTACGTTGTAAGTATTTTAGAAAATCAATAATATTTTCCGTATCATCTAATTTAGCTTTTTCATTTATACCTCCATTTGTATTTTTATATTTACTATCATCTGCAAATCCTTTCATACCTGCTAAAAAAGTAGTGTGAGGATCTGTTGTTGCTTGCTTTATCATGCCACGTGCTATAGTGGAACATAATTCATATTGCTCATCGGTCATTTTATTTCTACTGTCTAATAAAATACCACAAGTAAAACCTTTATCCCAAGGTGTTATAATAACTTTAATCGAATTTAAAAAATCAAATTTCTTACTCATATCAGTTTAATGTTGGTGCGTCAAATGGTTTTATATCATCCTTTATAGTTGCCATAATTTCATCTAATAATAAATCAAAATCATCGATAGGTAATTGAGTCTTATACATTCTTAAAGCCTGTGCTAACATAACACCACATACAGCTAAAGGTGCATGATCTCTACAAAGTCTTGTCATTAAACGAAAGACTTCATTATAGATTATATTTATATCACTTGTCTCTATCTTTTTCATATCGTACCATTACGGGTTCAGTTAAAAATCCTGCATTATTTAATCTCATAAAATGTTTTGCATCTACAATTGCTAAAGGTTCTCTATGATTCATTTTAATAAATACTAACGGCTGATCATTCCCATGAGAACTTGCTTGATCATACGCATCATAAATTTTTTTCCATCCTTCAGTATTCTTACACTCAATATCATAAGGGAATACTTTCTTTGCTTTCTTTGATAACTTAACATCTGCACCACGTTCACCCATGATAGCAACCTTAATATCATCATCGGTAAGGGCAAGAAATAGACCCCTCAAACTATCTCTCACCCAGTTCTGTAGTCTACGACCCTTAGCTTTCCGACTTCTTGTAGTTGTCATCTTTCCTCGGATTGTTTACTTCAGTATACCAAACCCATTTCGGGTTTTTACCCTGTGATTGCTGTTGTTGTAACAACTGCAATTTGCTTCCCCAACAAGGAAGTTTGTATGGGCAGAACGAACAGATTGTGCCCAAAACTTTATTGCCTGTCTTCTTAGTTCTATACGTTTCTTCAATTTCATTAAAGCATCTCTTAAAGGGAACTTTATTTTCTAATGCTTTTAAATTTTCTTTAGCATCTTGTATTGCTTTAACTCGATACTGGTCATCGGCAAGTGGAGTTTCACAAACTGTCCACTCACCTGTAGATTTATTAATTACAATCCATCCACCAAAAGGTATCTTCTCACTTTCAGAATATAAATAACCTTGAGATACATAGCCAAAGGCATCATCCTTAACTACTTCCTCAAAGCCACCCGCTGTACCAAATTTCTTTTCAAAGGAATAAGGTGACGCACTCTTAATATCCCAAACTTTTTTATCAATTTTAACATCAAGCCTACCTTCAATTGATGACCCGTTGAACTTATACTTAACAGTTTTTTGCTCATCTTCTAATTTAACTCCTGCTGATTTTAAAACAAACACAGCTAATGCTTCTATCAAATCTCCAAAAGTATTTCGCATCTTAACATTATAAGGTTGACCTTCACCTTGTACATTCTTTGCTTCCATTTGTAATTGGCACAAAGGTCTACCTATATTTGACATTCTTGGTTTAAATTCTTTTCTACGTTCTTCTGAAAATTGTTTGCGTAAGGCACTTTTACATGCCTCACCAAACTCTTCAACCATTTTGTCAGATATTTTGACAGGTTCTTTTGCAACCTTGTCAAGATACAATTGTACTTTTGAGAGGATATCTGTCATTATGCTGATAATGTTTTAATCGGATCACTTACTTCATCAATTACTTTCTTCGCATCTGTATCTGATGATATTGGTTTTCCTTTTTTAGCAGCCTTATAAAGATCGACTACTTCAGTGTTTTCCTTATTAATAATTTCTTGGAATACACCTAAAGTTTCCATATCTTCTTTAGACATTTTAAGATTCGCATCTGCATTTACAGAAATTTCTGGTGTGTAAAATACATTACCACCTTTCTTCTGTCTTTTAGAATCAATTGAAAACGTAGTTGTAAACATAAGTTTCTTACGTTTGTTCACTTGATCTAATGCAGATCCTACAGGAGCAAATGCTGTTCCTGTTACTCTCCACAGTACAGGCAAGTTAGCAACTTCATGGTCTTCACCATTTGCTTTCTTACCTTTGAACGATAGCAAACCATAAAGTAATCTATAACATCTTATAGTTCTTTGTTCTGCTAATTGTTCAGGTGTTAAAGATGATCTTTCTTTAAATGGAATCTTACCACATTTAGTTCCACCTAATATATCAATCGCTTCTTCTTTCCAGTTCTTGAAAATAATAGAACGATTTACATACTCACTTTTTTCAGGATCATAATGCATGTACTGCATCGCACTGATAAAAGGACGGAACGTAACTGGCTTACCAAAAACATTTTGTCCTACACTAGAATCATAGGCGAACAAATGTCCTACTGGTAATTGATTACCATCGTCATCTTCAGGAGAACGATTGATCCCTAGTCTTGGTACACTAATACCACTACTCGATCCATCGTCTTGTCCAATGGCTTGCATAATCTGCTCATCGGACATGTTGTTTATATTTGCTATTTCATTTTTTTCCATATAGCCTCCTTATTTTGATTTACCTTATACCACATTTTTAGGGATTTGTCAAGTATTATTTTAAGGTAAAGGCACGCCTGATACATTTAATATAATCATTTTAAATGTAAAATAAACCATGCCTATACCAAATAATAAATATGTTAAACCTTCAAGTAATCTTAACATACTTTAGTCTCCCCATCAGTGATCTCGTAGGGCAACCCTTCCATACGAGCGAACCACATAAGGTAACTTTGTAGTTCTTCATTTTCATTTATATAGAGTTTTACAGGGGTGCCTTCAAAGTCTTGCTTAAGTTGCTGAAGTTTGTCATAAGCTTCTTCTTGCTCATCGTTGCCCCAATCATCTATACCTTTATCAAGTATTGGTACTTCCATTACTTATCTC